GCGAACATAATGATATGCGGCAAAGAGGGGAGCGGGTGAATTATGCGACGAGGGAAGTTTGCGCGGATGAAGTGGGGCGCGGCGATGTTACGCGGGCGGGAGAATGCCAGGCTGGCGCGCGCGATGGCAGCGGCCGAGGAGCGGCAGGATGAGCGGGCGGTGGGTCAGTTTCTGGTGCTGGGTTTTGGCGGGGCGCCGCGGCTGCTTACGTTTGAGGTGATCGGCGGGAAAAGCCTGGTGGCGCGGGATGAACGGACGGGCGTGGAGTCGCTGGTGCTGGACGCCAAGACGGTGTGGAATTTGGTGAAGCTGGGGCTGCCGCCGGAATTGCCGAAGTTGTGAAATGAGCAAATATTGGAACATAGAACATCCGGTGTTGCCGCGGGTGGCGATGGAGGCGGCGCAGTCGGCCGCGGCGCCGGGCGAGACCGTGAAGGCGGCCTGGCTGCGCCTGAACAAGGAGCGGGACGCGCTGATTGACGGCGAGGTTGAGGATCCGCTGCACAATGGGTTTGAGCCGCCGATCTGGAAGATCTGCGACGCGCTGCTGGAGTGGCCCTGGGTGGATCCGGCCTGGGCGGCGGATGTGCGCGGCATCTATGGGTTCAAGAAGGCGGTGAGCAAGCTGCTGATCGTGGGCGGGTATCGCGGGAGCAAGACGGACTACCTGGCGAAGTGCGCGGTGCGGATGTTGCGTTTCAAGCGGGCGCGGGTATGGTGCTTTATCACGAGTATTGAGATGAGCCGGGAGGTGCAGCAACCGGCGATTTGGAAGTATTTACCGCCGCGCTACAAGGGGAAGGACATTCGAACCCGCCAGGCATACGTGAGCTACAAGCTGGCGACGGGGTTCTCTGAGAACAGGTTTACGCTGGAGAATGAAAGCCTGTGCAGTTTCCGGACGTACAACCAGGAGGAGAACAACGTCGAGGGCGCGGCGCCGGACCTAGCATGGTGTGACGAGCCGCCGGACCCGGGGCTGATCACAGCGCTGGAGGGGCGCATTGCGGAGCGCAACGGGAAGCTGGTCATGACGTTCGCTCCGAAGATGGGCTATGTGGGGGTGGTGCGCGACATGATGAAAGACGCGGAGACGGCGGCGGAAAGCACGGCGTTTCTGGTGCCGAAGGACAACCTGGCGCCGGACATCGAGGCGGCGATGCGGGTTATGCGGCCGGAGGAGTGGAAGGTTATTTGCCGCTGAAAATCCGAAATCCGAAGCGCAAAATCCGAAATAAAAGAAGGCAAATGCGGAAAATGAAGAGATTAACGCAAAGGCGCAAAGGTAAGCAGATCCCGCCTAAGAGGCGGGATAAAGGGCGCAGAAGCGGGGATCTTCCAGGTGAATATTTTGAAATCAAGGCGGAGCCGGTGTTTACATGGCGGCCGGCGGCGTTGCGAAGGAAGATGAGGCGGGAGCGTAGGCTTGCCTCTCTACGCTCGGCGGCGCGCAAGAGGAGGATGCTGATTTGGTGTTTGTATATGGAGCTTCTGACCGCAGGGGCGGCGGTTTACATGGCGAAACGGAGATTGCTTGCGGCTATGCGGGGAAAGCGATGAGTGAAGAAGCGCCAAGGAAGTTTGAGGTGGTGCCGCGGGTTATGCGGTGCGCGGTGGACACGGCGGGGATCGTGTTCTTTCATTCATCAGATAATCCGTATGCCAATGCGCGGAACATCTACGAGCAGATGAAGCATCAGCCGCCGTGGTTTATCCTGGAGCGGTTCTATGGCCTGGCGCACAAGGAGATCACGCCGAAATTTCCGAAATTCGGGCGCGCGCACATTGTGAAGCCGGAGCAGGTTCCGGCGCTGGGCACGAACTATATGATTTGCGATCCGTGCGGCGCTGGGCGGAATTTCTGCTTCGCCTGGGTGCGCTACACCGATGACGGGATCTGCTACTTTTACCGGGAATGGCCGAGTCAGGTGGCGGAGATCCCGGGCTACGGGTTTGTGGGTCCCTGGGCCGAGCCCGGGTCGGGCAGGGCGGGCGAGCGGGACGGCAAGATGGCGAGCGGGCAACGCGGGCTGGGCTTTACGCTGGTGGACTACAAGAAGGAAATCGCCCGGCTGGAGAATTGGCCGGAGTGGCACGCCTGGATGAATGGCGAGTACGCCGGCGACAAGCGGAGCGAGCGGGATATTGTGGCAAGCTGGAACGAGCGGGGGCGGGGAGGGGAAGGGGGCGGAGGGAAGGAAGCAGGGTTCAGGGTTCAGGGTTCAGGCGGCGGGGCTCAGGGTTCAGGGTTCAGGGAGAAGCGGGAGGAGATATTTGAGCGGTACATGGATAGTCGGTTTGGGAATAGCGAGCGGGTGGGTGAGGAGGGGAACACGACATTGATCGAGGACTTCGCGGAGTTGGGCATGACGTTTCTGCCGACGGGGGCCAGCGAGCGGCGGAGCATAGACGAGGGGATCACGCTGATCAATTCGGCGCTGGGCTACGACGTGGAGAAGCCGGTGGACTGGACGAACCGGCCGCGGATGTATTTCTCCAGCGATTGCAAGAACCTGATTTGGGCCATGCAGAACTGGACCGGGGCGGACGGTCAGAAGGGCGCGTGCAAGGATATGATTGACCTGGTGCGCTATCCGGTTTTGAAGGGCTGCTGCTGGGTGGGCGAGGAGCGGTGGGAGGCGCGGGGCGGAGGATACTACTGAAGAAAATACGAAATCCGAATATCGAAATCCGAAATAATATCGAAGCACAAAATCCGAAAGCGGAAGTGGGGAGCGGAAAATGAAGAAGAAGCAGGCGACAGGCCGCGCGGGGCGGAGGCAGAGGTTGTTTCTGTGCGGGCCGGTGCGGGTGTTGGCGGAGGAGGCGGGGGTGGTGATTCCGCACAAATGCCTGTTGCGCCGGGGTGAGGTGCGCGAGTTGTTGGGGATTAGTAGCGACAAGGTGACGACGCTGGTGGCGGATGGAATTTTGAAGGTGGTGTGAAACAATAAACAACAAAGGAAGGAGCGCGGAACATGTATAGTGTAAAAGCGAAGATCGTCGGGGTTGACCCGGGGCTGCTCATGCATAAGTACAGCGATCAGGCACAAGCGGAAGCCTCGAAAGTCACCAAGAAATCGGGAAGGCAGGTATGTTCGGCGGAGGATGAAGCTGAGCAGGGCGCTTATCGCCTGGAAAGCGGAGAGCTTTGTCAGCCGGCGGAGCATATTTACCAAGCGATGTGCAAGGCGGCTTCCGACTTTCAAGTCAAGGGGAAGGGGAAGAAAACATACAAAGGCGTTGTAGCCGGGAACGTGGTGGTGACGCCGGAGTTCATCGGGCACGGCAGGAATAGCTATGCCATTGATGCGCGTCCTGCCAGGATTCAACGGGCGCGGATAATGCGGCGCCGTCCGTTGCTGCGCGACTGGAGCCTGGAGTTTGATATTCAGGTTCTGGACGAGGAGCTGCTTCCCAAGGAGGTATTGAGTGCGGTATTGGTGAAAGCCGGGGAAAGTGTGGGGATCGGCGATTATCGTCCGCGCTTCGGGCGCTTTATTGTTTCCGAATTCAACTGAAAAGGACTTGTCTCGTCGAGGATTGGTACGGGCGGGCTGGGCTGGGCTCGGCGCGGTAAGGCCGGGCGGGGCGAGGCATGGCGTGGTAGGGGATTATTTTCCGGGGCGCGGCGGGGCATGGCGAGGTGAGGTAGGGCGGGGCGAGGCGCGGCTTGGTAAGGCCGGGCTGGGCGCGGCATGGCAAGGTAGGGGATTATTTTCCACGACAGGGCAGGGGCGGGATTGAGCGGATCTGGCTGATCTGGCGGATCGGAAAGATAAAATGGGTCGGCAATTAGGGGCGGAACGGGGCGATATGGGGCGGAACGGGGCGGAACGACTTTGAGAAAATAGACAAAGCGCCGGGGAAGGGGAAGATGGGGCCGTCAAGAGATACTTGGCGGCTCTTATTCTTTTCGGACCTGTTTGTCCGGAATGGTGCAAGAGGCCACTTGTCAGCCAAACCGAAAGGGAAATGACATGAAGGAACAGGGTAACACGCCACCCGCGGGCGATCCGGCGGCCACGTCCGGATCGGAAACCGCAGTCGGCGCGGAGCGGCGGGGAGAGACGATGACGGCCCAGGTCGAGCGGGAAATGCTCGGGCTGGGGAAGGTGACGGTCAAGGCGGACGCGGGGCAGGATGCCCCGCCCACGAAGGAAGACGCGGATGCGGAAGCGCAAGCGGATGCACTCGCGGACGAAATCGAGGCGTTGCAGGGGCAACTGGCCGAGGCCGGCGCCGAGGACAAGGCGGAGATCCAGGGGCAAATCGAGGCCAAGCAGGCGGAGCTCAAAACCCTGAATGACGCGGGCAAGGAAGACGCGGACAAGCAGGGCGAAGATGAGCCGGATGAGCTGGACAAGGATCCGGCGCTGAAGGGGAAGTTGAGCGACGAACTGAAGGCGGCGATTGCCAAGCGGATCGGCAAGGAAGTCGGGAAGCGCAAGGGCGCGGAGGAAGCCGCGGAAGCGGTCAAATCCGAACTTGAGGCGCTGAAGGCGGAGAAGGCGGAGTTGACGGCGAAGCTCGACGAGAAGGAGCTACCGGCGCGCGCCGCGGCCGCGGGGCTGCATCCGACCTTGCTGATCGAAAGTCTGGACACGCTGGAACAGCGGAAGGACGAGATCGCGCGCTTTGAGGCGTGGGCCATACGCAACGCGGACGGCTACGAAGGCGTCAACGCCGCCGGCGAGACCGTGACCTGGACGAAAGACCAGATTGCGGACCGGCGCGCGGAGCTGGCCTACGAGGCGAGCCGGATCATTCCCCAGGCGGAGCGGTTGATAGCCGAGCGCCAGCGGAACGACGAGGCGATCAAGGCGGTCTATCCAGACCTGTTCAAGTCCAACACCACCGAAGCGCAGTTGTTGAGCGCATTGCTGAAGCGCGTGCCGGGCTTACGCACGCTGCCGAACATCAAGACCATCGTGGGCGACATGATCGCCGGCGAGAAGGTCCGGGTGGCGGCGGCGCGGGCGCGGGCCTCGGAGCGCGTGATACGCAAAGCGCCGCCGGCGCCGGTGGGCAGCGGAAAAGCACCGGGGCGCAGTCCGTTGGCGGGCAAGGCGGCGGGCAAGGACATCTCCCTGAAGGATTCCGTAGTGGCAAAGAGCGGCCAGGGTCTCACCGATTTAATGGAGGCACTCAGCGAAAAATCAACAAAGTAGCTGAGGCCCAGAGCCGGAAAACGGCAAGGGGATGAGACCATGCAGTTGTCAGAATTGAACCAAATCGGCAAGCGCGAGGCGCTGGCCGACTACATCACCAACATCGAGGCGGAGGCGACTCCGGTGGCTTCGATGATCCCGAAGGGGAAACGCCCGAACCAGGGCTTGGTGCAGTTCCAGGTGGAGAAATACCGCGAAGCCGGCCACAAGGGCGTGCCCGAGGGGCAGGACGCGGCGGACTTCACCAGCACCCCGCGCGCGCTGCTGTTTGCGCGCCGGATGCGCCTGTGGGACCTGCCGAGCGTCACCACGGAAAGCGACGAGAACGTGATTGCCGGCGAGCCGGCGGGCGAAATGGCGCGGCAGAAGCGCAATTCGCTGGTCACGCTCAAGCGCAGCCTGGAGAAGCGCCTGATGTGCGCTTACGACGGGAATATCCAGAGCGCCGGCGTCGGCGCGGCCTTCCGCGGCCTGTTCAAGTGGCAGTCGTCGAGCAATTGGACGGATTTGCCGGCGACGGACACGAGCGTGCTCATGCCCGCGGCGAGCAAGTACAGCGGGGCGATCACGGCGTTCACGGAAACGGCGCTGAAGGCGATCCTGGCGAGCATCTACAAGGTGCGGAAGACCAAAAGCTCGCTGGACGGCTTCTTCGGCATTGGCCTGAAGGAGGCGGTGAGCATGTTCGCGGCCTACACGAACGACGTCAGTAACATGACCGCGACGCGGCACCTGAACCTGGACCAGGCGGACAAGGAGATGATCACCATCGTGGACCGGATCGTGACGGACACAGCGGAGATCAACCTGCATCCGCACAGTTTCATCCTGACCGACGACGAGGATGGGCTGGCGACGGATGGGTCGGACTACTCCGGCCTGATCCTGGACATGGAAATGCTGGAGCTGGCCTATACGAAGCTCCCGCGCATCCGGGATCTCGAAGACCGCGGCGGCGGCCCGCGCGCGATCAGCGAGATGATGGTCTCGCTGGTCAACAAGAACCCGCAGGGGCACGGTGTGATCCTGGCCGGCGCCAGCGGCGCCCCGACTCTGCCGTAAGCGGAAAGGAACGGCGGCCCCAGCCGGGGAGGCGGGGCCGCCGGACCTGAAGCGCGCCGGGTCGGAGACCCGGCCTACAGACGGAAAGAAATCGTAAACGGGATGGATGGAAGATGAAGAAAATTGCGATGGTGTTATTGGCGCTGATGGCGCTGATGGGGTGGTGCGCGCCTGCGTGGGCGGGAACGCAGTTGATCGCGTTGACGGGCGACGAGGCGGCCTTGTTCGGCGCAACGCATGCGATTGATATTCGCTACGGCGATTTATACGCCGCAACGACTCCGGGCGCGGCCCTAGCGATAACGAACGCCGTGTCCGCGAAGTCGGGCGTGTGGATGGTGGGCATGGTGCTCAAGCAGGCGTTTGATACCGAGAACATACATTACACCGGGAGCGTGGCGCTGAAGGTGGGCGATGGGAGCGATGATGACCTGTTCCTGACTTCCACCGAAATGGCAAGCGACGGGACCGAGGTTTATGTGAAGCCAGGGCCGTTGAATACCTACGCCGTGTCCAGCACGATGCAGACGAACACGGTGGTCAGCGGGATCACCAACAAGACCAAGGCGGTCACGGTGGTCAGCGGCCTCACCAACCAGACCAAGGCGGTCACGGTGGTCAGTGGGATCACGCCGGCGGCGGGCACGTTCACCGTGGCGAGCGGGATCAGCAAAACGATGGGGACGAACACGACCGTCAGCGCGATCACGCCGGCGGCGGGGACGTTCACCGTGGCGAGCGGG